TTTTCTACACCCTTCTTTATAACAGTGTAGCGTTCAAATAAAAGATGGGGATCAAGTTTTACAGCAGGATCATCGTTTCCACGAGCAGTATCACGAACATACTCAGAATAAAAACCAAGGATTGCATTACGAAGTTCTTGTGGCCTCATACCATTCACGTTGTTAAGCACATTGATAAAAAGGTGAGCAGTTTGAAGATCAGTTAAATCTTCATACCACTTACAAGTGATACGATAATCCTTGATGCGCTGATAGATTTTTGGGTATGAGGCAAGGAGTTCTCCAGCAACCATTCCACCGATATCACAAAAATCTACTACTAATCCTTCAGGCATTGGATAATCACCATCAAGGTAATCAGTGATTGAAGTGATCCTCTGCTGACCATCAATGATTTCATAGCAATAACCACCATCAGTTTTTATAACACGAATATGGACTTCTGGGATACGAGCATAGGTATTCAATAGAACCGTAAGCATTATGTTCTGCTTCCATTCTTCAGTAGTGACCTTTTCACGTTGATAAGCACGTTGCTGAGTATTGATATTGGGGTTTGTTGTCCAAAGGACAGATAAGTCTCCGTTGTTGCATGGTACTTCACTTTTACCGAAATACGTCTCGGCGTCTTCACAGGCGTAATATGTCATCTTTTCTCCTTTCGAGAGATTTAATGTGTTGGGTTTACCCTAGGCAAACATTTAACACAAGTTTTCGATGGGGACAATTCCTCATCTTATATAGAGTATAGACTAATTTTATATCTTTGTCAAGGACTTTTTTACATTTTATCGAATTATATCTATCTTATTCATGGTATCTTCATTCCATACCTCAAGCTCCTTTCTAATTCTTCCGTCAGCAACTATATTGTTATATCGTTTAATAGCTTTTTTCTTCCACCAATTAACGATATTCTCCATCTCAAATTTATCATACTGATCACCCTTTATCAAGGTATCGGTTTTACCAAGCAGAACATCCTTTGCATTGGAATATCCATATGTACTCATGAAGAAACGTTTTTTGGTTGTGACATCACTCGCCTTAGCAATAGCATCACAAAAGATTTTATACCCTTTAGCATCATACTCTTTCAAACTATTTTTAATAATAGATACAAACTTAGTCTGCATCTTTAATTTTCTGCTTGCTGTAGGTATTCCCTTATCTGTCTTAACTGGAACTAACTCTTCACCACCATTTCTTTCAGTAAACCAATCTTTCAGCTCTGGATAGATTTCTTCCCCCAATGTCAATAGAAATTTAGATTCCGTCATACCTTGGAATCTCAAATATGGCCGCATACCGTCATACATCGAAGCTCCACCATTTGCAGTTTTCAGATTTCCATATAAAGATGTGGTTTCGAATAAACAAAACTCATTATTATACTTCTCATTTAACATTCTACGAGTGTCGTGTGAACAGCAGATGGCAGCAAGTAATTTACCACCAAGACAATTAAATCCAAATGGTTGTGCGGGTACAATATTAAAACCCATGATTGCACGATGATTGAATATATCTAAATCTGGCACACCACCAAGGAAATCATTACGAGGTTTACTATTAATCAGTGGACTACCATATCGAATGAAACCTACAATAGTGTTCGTACTCTTTTCTTTAACTACAAGCTTCAATGCCTTGCCTGGATTTTCATCAGGAGAAAATGAAGCAGTCTTCTCAATTAAAGTGTCAAACACTTCGCCTGGAACTTTTACAACTTCGAAATCCATATCTTCTGGATGCATATTATAATCTTGAAACAATTCATCTTCAATACTCATACCTGGCAGACCAGCTGGCATATCCTTTACTCGTTCAATCTTTCTTGCACGAAAATAATCATCGATACGATTGAAATCTTTAAAGTAGTTCATTACTTTATGAGCAACATAAAATGTATCTTGTTTTTCTAAAATCATTAAAAGAAATCCTCTAGTGTAGATTGGGCGCCGTAACTTATTAACCAGTTAATCTTTTCAGTGATCACCTTGAGTGGCTCAATGAATGATTTCTCATACTGCATATCATAGTCTATCTTATTAGAAATATCAAGTTCCTTTGGTACTTCTGTCATAAAAGAAAATGCAGAGGAGGAATAGATATTTGGCTGCCTCATATGAAGGAAACGTATCTTGTCTCCGTTTTGTATCAATTGGTATTTGTTTTCTAGTTTCTTCTTTTTGATCAGATGATTGTATAGGATTGCTCCTTTACAGTGGATGGGAGCTCCCTTTGCAAATAGAGTACTCTCACCAGAAAACTTTTCTAGTCCATTGACTGACCTTGGATATGCAATATCTTCTGGTGGTAGATTCATAAATTCGTCCCTAAACTCTTTTATGAAAGTATTTAGCATTTTCTCATCACCCGACATTATAATCTTTAGTGCTTCCTTGATCTTCTCTCTACAAGGAGCAGGAGTAGATGACTTGACTGCTTCAATACCCATAATCTTTAAGTGAGGTTCCTTATATCGAACACCTTCCATATCATGAACATTGAGGATATATCGTTTCTTTGCAGTCCAAATCCCCTTGTCAGCAATTGCTTCTCTGGCCATAAACATCTTTTGATCGTATGCATTTACAGTTTTAGCAAGAGCTTGATAAGATTTGTCAATAAAAGGTTCCAACTTCTCTTTTGCAACCTTATCCAAGAAGGTGACGATTTTGCTAGTCTCAGCTCCTTCTTTGAAGACACTATTAACCAGTGAGTCAAAAGTGATGTAAACTGAATCAGTATCACTTGCAATAACGTAATCCACGTGCTTGGTTTCCAAGATTTTGTTAAGATAAATGTTGAGACTTTTTTCAATCCAACGTATAGATAATTGCCCAGAAGTCGTAATTGCAGTAGCAACCAACAAATCAAAATACCTAAACCAATTATTGCCAATTGCACCATAAGCGGAATTAAGAGAAATCTTCTTTGCCATTTGGATGTTATCGTATCTTGATATTTTCTTGAGTATTGAGGAGTCATTAGTGTCCTCATACTGTTGTTTAGCTTCGAGCATAAGTTTTTTATATTTAACACGGTCATTATACATATTCTCCATTAATTCTGGCAAAAACCCTCTAACGTCTTTACGAAAAAACGCACCATTAGGAGTCATACAATACTCTGTATCATTTTTAATCTTACCATCTAATATCTTATCAACCATACCCTCAACCATATCAGTACCACCATTCACCAATGTCTCAGGCGAAATGTTATACTGCATTATAAGGTGAGGATATAGCGAGTTCAAGTCAAAAGACATAACCCATTTGTGCATACCAACTTGTGGGTCTTTTACATACGCACCTTCAAACTTTTCTACCTTTTTGTGTTCAGTCTTTTGTGGGATAACAATATTCTTTTTTCGTAGATAGTTGTATATTACAATATCCCAATAACGAACAGAGCCAAGGACATCAGTAAAGTTGACCTTACCATCATACGCCATAGTTAAACACAGTTCAATAAGACGCATCTTATCTTCTAGTTTATCTACAATCTCAACGTCTTGAATGTTGTATTCGATAAACGATTGATAGTCTTTCTGATACCATTCTTTGAAAGTTTCGTATGGGTTGCCGTCTTTGCGTTCACCTAGCTCTACAAATGCAATATGGTCTAGTGTGTATCGTTCTTGGTTTGTATATGTAAACTTGCGATATAGATCAAAGAAATCTAGTGCAGCAACACCGTAAATATTATAGACTTGTTGTTTACGGCCCATCTGATATACTTCACGTTCATGCACCTTACCCCAAGGAGATAATTTATCAACCATCTCTCCACCTAGAATTTTTGCAATTCGATTACACAGATAAGGAATATCAAAAAACTCAGTATTCCAGCCAGTAATAACGTCTGGCTCAATCATAGACCAAGTGTCAAGGAATTTGAATAGCAAGTCTGCTTCATCCTTACACAAGCGATAGTCCACATCATCACGATGGTTTTGGAACTCATGAAGACCCCAAACAATAATCTTTTTGTTTTGGTGGTTCTTCATTGTGATTGACAGCATAGGTTCTGCTGCATCTTTTGGATTTGGAAATCCGTTCTCGCATTCAACCTCAATATCAATCGTCACAATGCATAGCTGATCTTTATCCCACGGAATATCGTTAGGAAACTCATCACCAATGTAGCAATAATTGTATTGAGTGTTACCAAACACAAGACCTTGCTTCTTATGAAGATCATACCAATCCTTCGCCTCTGTAATAGAGTCGAACTTGTTGGGTTTTACATGCTTACCATCTAAGGTCTTATACCCAGTGGGTTGTGAAACAAGATCAAAAAGTGTAGGTTCATAACGAATCTTCTTCTTGAAACGAAGGCCATTATCAACTCCTCTAACGAAAAGTTGATTGCCCCATTGAAGTACATTAGTGTAAAAGTCCATTGTTAGACTATACCACCTTTGTAGTTATTTGTCAAGGGTATATTAATCTATTTCGTCTGTTTCATCGCCTTTTTCTGACCAATCAGATAAGACAAATTTTCTACTTGGATTGACACTAACTTTAAATCTTTTCAACAAATCTCTATTAATAAGAAATGTACTTGCAGCATCTTCTAGCTGAAGTCCAATAGGAACATCTGTATAAATCATATTATTAAATTTTACATTTATATATACTATTGGCCGTTCAGTAATCTTACCAATATGAGTAGGTTTTGAAATTCCCTGTAATTTGCTGGTGAATTTTTTACCCTTTCTCTCCCACTTAACAGTTTTACCAGACACTTCTACTTTATCAACAACTAACATAGATGCCTTTGTACCATTGCCGGTATCAAATTTAGCTCTTATTGGTCCATATCCATCAATCTCTACAGTCTCATGATTTTGCAAATACTCAACCATTAATTTAACGATATCTTTTTCTTTTGTTGGTTCTTGTGGAACCGTAGTCATATCGTAGTTTTGAAACTCTGATCCCATACCAGGCGAACCATTACACTCTAAGACATAAATTTCATTATTTACAATTGCATGATCAACACCAACCATGTATGCACCCGTTGCTCTAGCAGCTGCAAGAACTTCTGCCTTCTCATCTTTACTCAAGGTATAAGGTTTTGTCTTTGCGCCCATATGACGATTGGAACGAAAATCTTTTTCTGGTTTAATTCTCTTAGTTGAGGCAACGATACGACCATTAAGAACGATAGTCCTAACGTCAAATTCTATTTTTAAAAATTCTTGAATGATAAGGGGCGCATTGAATTTCCACAATGACTGAATAACACTCATCATGGATTCCATACTGTCAACCTTAGAAACACCGATACCTTGTGTTCCTGTCAAAGTTTTGATAATGACAGGAAACTTACCACCGATACGTTCATGAGCATCAATAATACTTTTTTCATTGTTGACCAGTGATGTACGGGGAGTGTTGATATTGTTTCGTTCAAACGATGTATAGGATGACATTTTATTATCACATGTCAACATACCATCACGATCATTGATCATCATGCAACCAGCATTTTGCAGTGTACCTAGTAATGCAAGACCAATCTCATCTTGCAGAACACCAGCCCGCACAAACACCACAGTCGATGCAGTTTCAACTTCAATATCCTTTTCTTCACCATCATAATTTTTAATGGAAACTATACCCTTTTCGATATCGTTATCAGACACCCATGCCTCAGTTGTTACCACCCTATAGCATGGCAATCCTAAGTCTGAACAGGCCGCTAAGAGCATACCAGTAACAACTTCTGGTTTTTTTGATTTAGAGTTTGTTAAAATAAGAACTGTTATCTTATCTCCAACAGCTTCCTCAGTTATAAAAGACTTGAAATTTTCCACTATTAAGTTTCCCGTTTTTTGCCAATGTTATACTTAGTCTCTAACGACCACTCAGATTTATCTTTGAATGATATAACTTTGATTTGACTAAGAGGTGCAGATGGTTCTGCGACACCAACAATTTCAACCAAGCCCCAATCATTGAGAAGATTTACAATTGTATTTCTCCTTGCAATATCATTCTCAGAAAGATTAGTACTTTTACCGTCTAGTGCGAATAGTTCCTTAAAATGAACAATATAATATTTACCCTGCTTATGTAAAATATGGCAGGATTGATATAATTTCTTTTCTTTACGTGAAGCAACTCCAATTCGTGATAGTGTCTCTCTTACTTTCAGAAAATCATCGGGCTGTTTCAAAACAACCTCTAACATGTCCTTCTGTGTCCAACTAACTTCTTCCATTTTTTCCACCCTTATATGTTCTTTGTTTTATGGCAGAAATCTGTTCATCATCTAGTACATCAAGAGCGGCCTTAGCCTTCTCATTATTATATCCATAATACTCTTTAACATACTCTAGATTAGCTAATTTCGTCGCCTTCGCCCAAGGACTAAATCGTTTCCTTGGTCTTAGACTATTTAGGAAAAAGTCAAACTGTAACTTTTTATCTATGTTTGGTAGTTGATTTATCTCATTAACAAATAATATAGTATCTTGAAACGGCATAAGACACTTATTCACAACAAAAGGCGGGTATTTCTTTTCCCACGTTTTATCCCCACTATCCATCAAAGGTTCTTTTGTTTGGTTAATCGCTTTTAAGTAGTCTTTTAATTCATAAGTCATGAACGCCTTCCACCATTATAATTCCACAATCCTTCATACGCTTCATCCAACTCCATTTCGGGAACTGGACGCCTATTCATTTCCATTTCATTTGCACCATTAAGAAGAGTTAAATCTTGTCTTAATTGACCATCTGATAACTCACCAATAAAATATGTTCTAGGTCTTTCTAAGATAGAAAACTCATAAACCAAATGTTCAGCTGCCTCTCCTATTAATTCTCGAATCATATCACGATCTTCAGTGCTCTTATGTTGAAAAGACGTTGTTCCATATATTGAATGAAACAGACCAGCTTCACAAATATAGTTAGGAGAATTATTTGTAACAAGAATATCATGTACAGCGATAAGATGTTCTATCAAGGTTCCACCACTATGAGGAACCTTATCAGCACCCATTGCAATAAGAAATTTAATCTTTGTAGTGATCGAGTCTTGCATCATTCACCTCTGTAGTAAAACACTTAAATACAATACAGCTTCTTAATTTGAAACAGTTCTTGGACACAGGCATTGCTTGATGCAATCTCTTTGCTGGAAAAACCATCAATCTATTTCCAGTGTATGCAACGTGTTTTTCAATTTCCTTTGGTTGTTCTTGTTTCTCTTGATCGTGTTCTGTCCATATTACAGTTCCGCCGCCCCAATCTTTTCTCCAATCCATAAGAGGAAAATAGATCATGGTAAACTCACCATCATCAATATGAGGCCGAGGTTCTACGCCATATGTATGTGCATTAAAATATATTCTACGAAAAGTATCAATACCATATTTTAATTTGAAATCAATTTTATACATAAAGTGATTCCACACAGGAATCAACCACTCAAATCCATTATCAGTAATCTGTTTTTCAGTTTTTCCAGCAAGCCGATGCCAGTGATATATATCCTGTTTATTATCAGATTTATGGTAGTACTGCCACATAAATTCTTTGTCAGACATTAAATCACTAACCATCTGAGCATCATGATTATTCATAACATTATCATAAACGTGTATTTTAGATTCACTCATTATAAAAATCTAACCTCTCATTATTACCACCATTTGCAACAGTTTTATATGTTATAGTGTATCTCATATTATGACAAATTCTTGCAACTGGTTCAGCTTTATGCCAATGCCATGCGTCAAAAAGAACCACTCTATTTCCTCTATTGGTAACATGTTTTAGCACTTCAAGTTCTTCAATCCTATCTACACTATTTTCAATATAAGGTTCCCAAATAGTTGTACCACCACCCCAATGATACTGGTTCCAATTTAGAATA